GCCTTCCACCTGCGGAGACAGCCAGCGGGTGGCCGGGGCGGCCTTGTCCGACTCGTTCTTCATCCATACCCGCGCCTCCAGCCGGTCCTTCCGGGCCGGGATCAGGCGCAGGCTGTTCAGCGTCCAGCGGGTTGGCCGGTCGAACACCGCGCGCATGTCCTGTTCGATCGCCTCCTTCGCCAACTGGGCGGTGCGGGTCAGAGCCAGCGCCGTGGCGAACGGCATCTGCCTCTCGATCCGCCGCAGACGATCCGCCGACGCCTTGAAGCCTTTCGCGTTGATCGAGAACACCGCTCACACCTCCCGATCCGGCCGCACCGGCTCCAGCCCCACCCGCTTCTCCAGCCAGCGCGCATACAACCCGCCGGCCACATCCGCGCCGATCACCCCGACCACGATGCCGATGCCGCCGGCGATCAGGTGGTCGCCCCACAGCGCCACGGCGAACAGCATCGACGCGACGCCGAGCAGCGCCGAGGCGGAGAAGCGCAGCACCACCCGCAGCAGAATCTGGCCCAGCGTCAGGTTGCCGCGAGAGGCCCGCAGCATCTCGCCGGACAGCCCGGCCATCGACACCAGGACCAGCATCCAGAACGGCATGTCCGCCAGCGTGGACTGCTCGGTAGACATCGGGACTCCTTACCGCTTGGCGGAAATGAAAAACCCCGCCGAAGCGGGGTTGGGGCGGCCGTCGGGGAGAACGGCCTGGGCACACAGCAAGTGCTCAGGGAAGGCCGCCCGTCACAGCGACCACAAAGGTAGCGGCTTTTTACCCCCCGACCGGCAGTGGCGTAAACGGGCGAAAAAAGCCGGTTCTACTCGTCGCCTACTCGCGGCCAACTCGCCGCCTACTCACGGCAACCCGGCCCGACGAACGGTCATGCCGGCGCCCGGACTCAGCGCGGCGTCTTGGCGCCGGTGAAGCGCTCCACGCGGCGGTGGTCGTGCTCGAAGTTATCCAGCGCCTGCCGCACATGGCCGGCCATGAAGCGCATGGTCATGTCCAGCCGCCGGGCCAGCGAGCGCAGGGCGCGCAGCTCGTAGAGCGGACCGTCCACCCGGTAGCCGGCCTCGGCCAGTTGGGCCAGCAGCGCCTCGCCGGGCGAGTACTCGCTCATCAGCAGATCGCCGGTGGTCACCGACAGCTCCGGGCTGTTCGGGTTGTCGTGGCGGAACTGGTGGGGGTTGCGGGCCTTCCAGTCCTCGATGGGATAGTCGATGCCGAGCCGGCCCACCCCCTTCGGCGCCTCCGGCGCCTCCGGCTCCAGCAGTTCGCCCTCTAGCACACAGCCAGCCACCAGACCGAGCGCCTCGTCGAAGCGCGCCGGGTCGATCTCCCGATAGCCGCAGCCGAACTCGCTGCGCAGCGCAGACCAGCAACGCAGCGTCGCCGCCTTGCGCCGGCCGGAAGGCAGAGCGGCGGTGCGTGCCCTCACCAGCGCCCGCAACGCGCCCTGCTGCTCGCCGGACAGCCCGCCCAGCAACGCATGCGCCGGCGCCTCGCCGGTCACGAACTGCTCCAGCGCCGCCTCCAGCCACAGGCCCAGCGCTTCGGCCCGCGCCGGGCTGGCGTGATGCAAAGCCAGCTCCAACCCGGCCCGGTCGATCAGCCCGAGGCGCCGGTGGCCGACCTGCCGCTGTACCTTGTGCTCGCTGCGCAGATGGCGAGTGAGGCCGTGGGCGTCGCGCATGTCCAGGGCGCGGGCCACATCGACGGCGACGAACCAGAGCGCCGCCCCCTCGGGGACGATGCGGAACGGGCGGTCATTGTAGCTGAGGTGGATGGGTTCGGCAGAGGTGGCCACCGTGCCCGGATTCGCCACTGCGCCCTCTTTCAGCACGCGCTCCATCTCATTGAAGGCGTTGATGTACGCCTCCTTCCACTTCGCCGCTTCCTTGCCGGTGAAGCCCATGCACAGGAAGGTGAAGCCATCGCGGGTCATGCGGTACTGCGGTCGCTGCTCGCCCTTCGCGTCAAGATACTCAACCTCCGCAAAATTGCGGGCGTTGAATTCGGGCGAACAATCGAGCGTGCGGATCGCTCGCAGCACTGTGTCGTGACGTTTGCCGAAGTGGGCAGCGACATCGAGGCTGGTGGTAGTCGGCTGACCGTCAACCAGTTCAACAAGGACGGGGTTTGCAGCAGGTGCGATGGCTTTCATGGTGTGGATTCCTGTGAGGCAGTTAATCCACTCGCCCAAACGCCAATTTGGGAGAGCGGAACCGTGCGGGTTGGCGTACCTGTCACAGGGCAGGCGGGTCCGAAGACCCCCACACACGGCCCGCCCATAACGGGTGCAGCCATGCCGCGGACACAAAAAAACCGCTTGTAGCGGCGGTCGTGTCCGCCTGTGAAAACCGGGACGCCAATCCCAGGCTGCCGATTTGGCGGCAGCGGGCAAACCTTAGTCATAAGGACGTGGGGAGTCAATCACGGCTTCAGCCGGGATCGCTGGAGCGATGGCATATTGGACTTGCCTAGACCTGCTGCCCATGGTGTATAACGCTCAACCACAGTCACCATGACCTTGAAACCCGCGAGTTAGAGCGGGAGAGTGGGAATGGTCAGGAGTGTTAAACACCACGCCCATTCGGGTAGTTATACACCACTTGGTGTCTAATAGCAGTTAACCAACAATATCCACCATCGGGCGTAGGGAAACGTAAATGATGTGGAATCAATCGCCGAAAAAACCGAAAAAATCAGCTATACCCAGCACGGGGCTCCGGCGGAGCATAACGAAGTTAATGCACACGCCGGAGCCCCGTGCTGGGGGAGAGGCAAATTTTTCGATTTTCATTGCGCTTGAGCGCCTACCCCATTTACAGCCCGCTGCGCGGGACGGAGTGTATTGTCGGCTAACTAGTCGCTCAAACACACACTCGCAAAAAGCGCGCGAGCGGTGTTTAGCTCCGTTACGTTAGACATCGATAAGGATACTCAATGAACCAAACTGAAGAAAAGAAAGTTTGCGGCATAGTAATGCCGATTTCTAGCCTTGATGGATGCAGCGAAGGTCACTGGAGTGACGTTCTTGAAATCATTACCGAAGCTATTGAAGAAGCTGGTTTTGAGGGAAATCTTGTTAGCAATGCGGATGATGTTGGTATTATTCAAAAAAGAATTATCCAAAATCTTTATGAGAATCCTATTGTCGTCTGCGATGTAAGCGGAAAGAATCCAAACGTCATGTTTGAACTCGGAATGCGTTTAGCATTTGATAAGCCAACTATTATTATAAAGGATGATAAAACGTCCTATTCGTTTGACACTGCACCGATTGAGCATGTCGAGTACCCGAGAGATCTAAGATTCTCAAGAATCGTTGATTTTAAGGCAAAGCTTGCAGAAAAAATAAGAGCAACCTTTGAAAAATCAACGATGGATACTTCATACACAACATTTCTTAAGCATTTTGGTGAGTTCAAAGTAGCCAAAATTGACAAGAAAGAAGTTTCTGGACAGGAATTTATTCTTGATGAACTCAAGAACATAAGGATGGGAATGCGTCGACTTGAGCGCAATCAATCTGGAAGAGAAACTCACTTCCGGGGCGAAATCGATTTCCCGTCTTCCGATGAGGATTTTGATTATTGCCTAAGTAAAGCATCTGACGCCGAAGTAAAAAAGGCAATAGACCTTATCAGCACCCACCCAGGAGTAATATCGGTAAACACTATTGAACTAGACCCAGGTCACAAGCATCTTCGAGCAAGGCTAAGCGACGCCAAATATAGAGAAGAACTTCAAATAATGATGCGCAAAGCTTTTCCGAAAGGACAGCGTAATCTACATAATTCATCAGGAAAAAATGGCTAACCAATCACTACACCGGACCTGCGCAAAAAGCAAGTAGGGTAGACAACGGCGCAGCCTTGTCTACCGGTGCCACTGGTGAGTAATCGCTGCGCGAGTTACCCACCCTACAACTGACCAACACGCAGCAGCCCCCACCGTAGTCGGAGAATCGGAAATTGGATTTCACACCCATCATCGCCCAGGTCTGGAAAGTGGCCATCTGGCTCGTTCCGCTGATGTTCTTGCTCGGCCTCCTGAAGTCGCCCTGGGCAAAGGGTTATATCGGCGAGCTGCGGGTTCGCCTGTTCGCGTATTGGCGTCTGAACAAGCAGACCTATCGCCGCCTGCACAACGTGACGCTGCCGACCCCGGACGGCACGACACAGATCGACCATGTGTTCCTCTCGCGCTTCGGCGTGTTCGTGCTGGAAACCAAGAACATGGGCGGCTGGATCTTCGGCGGCGAGCAGCAGGCGCAGTGGACGCAGAAGTTCTACAAGAAGAGCTTCAAGTTCCAGAACCCGCTGCGGCAGAACTACAAGCACCTCAAGGCGCTGGAGGCCACGCTCGGCATTGCGCCGGAGCACCTGCACTCGGTCATCACCTTCGTCGGCGGCAGTACGTTCAAAACTGATATGCCGGCCAACGTGACCGAGGGCGCCGGGTTCATCCGTTACATCAAGTCGTTCCGGCAGCCGGTATTCAGCGAGGCCGAGGTGGATGCGCTGCTGCGCGCCCTGCAGGAAGGCCGCCGGGCGCCGACGCTGGCCACCCACCGCGAGCACGTGCAAAACCTCAAGCGCCGCAGCGACCCCACCGCCGAGCGCAAATGCCCCAAATGCGGCAGCCTGCTGGTGATCCGCACGGTGAAGTCCGGCGCGAAGGCCGGGCAGCAGTTCTGGGGATGCTCCACCTTTCCCAAGTGCCGGATCATGCAAAGCCTCTGATACGGCAGTAAGTGGGGCAGGCAATCGCTACGCGAGTTACCTGCCCTACCGGGCTTTGATCGATGACTCCCACGCTACCGCATGGAAACTCCCCCAGCGTCGCATAATGGCGCATTAAGACTAGCCAGGGCAGCCATTCATGGATAACTTGCCCGCGAAACCAGCGAGCCAGATAGGAGAGTGAGGATGACAAGGAATGTTATACATCACTCCCGCTCGGGCAGTTATGCGCCAGTTGCCGTCTAATAGTTAGGCAACAGTAAGATATGAACATCAGGAATGTTCACATGACAGAATACGAATATAAAGACAATACATCTGGAATGGGTAAAGATGCGGAAATTCCAGAAGAAATCAAAGGCTGGTGCTGGGGAGCTTTTGGCTTAAACTGGATATGGGCCATCTTCAATAACACCTGGATTGGGCTATTGGTTTTCACTCCACACATTGGTTTCATCATGTGTTTCATATTAGGCATGAATGGCCGCAAATGGGCCTGGAGGAACAAAAAGTGGAAAAGCATAGAGCACTTCAATAGCGTCCAAAGGAAATGGTCAATTGCAGCGTTTATTGTTTACTTAATCGCAGCACTACTTACCGCCTTGTTTATTGCGCTATTAGTTATTTTTGATGTTAGTTTTGTCACCAGATAAACAGGGGGCCTTGGGAACTGCCGGTCAGATCGCGGCCAGTCTTTCGGCCATGTCGGGGTACTGCTCGACCAGTTTGATGAGGACGGCGGCCTGGGCGTTCGGCTTGGCCTTGTCTTGCTCCCATTTGCGCAGGGTGCCGGTGCTGATGCGGAAGCGGCGGGCAAATACCTGTTGGGACATGCGCATTTTCTGGCGCAGGGCGACGATCTCGCTCGCCGTCACTTCCGGAGCCGGCTTTGCCTCGACCTCGTACTGACGCAGGGTGATCTTGCCCTCGCGGTGCGCCGTCATTTCCTCGACACCCTGCATCAGCTCGGCAAACAGATCGCGCTTTTTCATTTGGCACCTCGCTTTTTCAGCTCTGCAGTGATGGCCTGCTTGAGCAGCTTTTCCTGCTCGGCGATCGCTGGGCCGTCAGCGATGTAGCGTAGCCATAACATATTTGTTACTTTCCCGACCATGAACTATACCATTACCTACTACAGCGAAAGCATTCAGGACGATGTGCTCGCCTTGCCGTCCGGCTTACGCGGTCGCTATTTCGCCCTGGCCGACCGCATGGAGTTGCACGGCCCCAATCTGGGCGAGCCGCACAGCAAGGCTTTTGGAGACGGCTTGTTCGAGCTGCGCCTGAAAGCGGCATAAGGCATTGCGCGGGTGTTCTATTGCACCTTGGTAAACAAGCGCATCGTGGTACTGCACAGCTTCGTGAAGAAGACAGACAAGACGCCCGTCAAAGAAAGGCGACTGGCCGAAACGAGAATGAAAGAGGTGAAGCAACATGCTGACGCACGCTGAACTCAAAGCCAAAGCCCTGGCGGACCCCGAGGTACGCGCCGAATACGAGCGGCTCAACCGCGAGGAGTTCGCCCTGCTGGACGAGATGCTGGCGGCCCGCCGGGAAGCCGGCCTGACCCAGGCGCAGGTCGCCGAGCGTATGGGCACCAAGGCTCCGGCGGTAGCCCGACTGGAAAACGCACTGGCCTCGGGCAAGCATTCCCCCAGCCTGGATACGCTGCGCAAGTACGCGGCGGCGCTGGGCAAGCGGGTGGAAGTGCATCTCGTCTGATGGCGAGCAAGGAGGGTAGGCAGCGGCGCAAATCCAGACTGTGAGGTACAGCGCATGAACCCGCACATTGGCTCCGATTTCGACGACTTCCTCGCCGAGCAAGGCCTGTCGGAAGACGTCTCCGCCGCCGCGCTCAAGCGCGTCATCGCCTGGCAGCGCGTCAAGGCCGAAGCAGCCGCCGACGAGCCGGTGGCGCACGATGCCGGCGATCTTTATGACCCGAACGACCCTACGGCCGTGGATGGCTTCTGGGACGCAGCCACCGTGCGTCCCCGCGGCGAGAAGCACAGCCAGCGCCGATACAAGCGGTGGGCAATCGCTGCGCGAGTTGCCCACCCTACCGACTCTCAAACCTCCCCCACCAACACCCGCCACGCTACCCGATCCGCCTCCCGCAACCGCTTCTCCAGGCGCTCCTGTACGGCCCTGGGTGCGCGGTAGGTACGTTCGCTGATCGCTAGCTTGGCGAGCTGGGCCGGGCTGGCAGGCGCCGTTCGGCTGGCTAACATTGCTCGTTAGTAACGCGCAGCGTTACCATGCCCGCCATGGCGATCAATTCATTCAAGTGCCGCGACACCGAAAGCCTATTCGACGGTGATCGCGTGCGGCGTTTCGTGAACATCGAGGCCGTCGCCATGCGCAAGCTGGCGATGCTGAACCGCGCCGGGCGTCTGGACGATCTGCGAGTGCCGCCCGGCAACCGGCTGGAGGCGCTCAAGGGCGACCGGCTCGGGCAGTACAGCATTCGCATCAACGACCAGTGGCGGGTGTGCTTCCGCTGGTCGGATGCCGGCGCGGACGATGTTGAAATCGTGGACTACCACTGAGGAGGTGAGCATGCGCGAAGTAGCCTACCCACATCCGGGCGAGATTCTGCTCGAGGAGTTCCTCAAGCCGATGGGGATCACCCAGTACCGGCTGGCCAAGGAGATCGGCGTGCCGCAGCGGCGTATCGGCGAGATCGTGGCCGGCAAACGTGCCGTGACGGCCGACACGGGCCTGCGTCTGGCGCGGTTCTTCGGCATGTCGGAAGACTTCTGGATCGGCCTGCAGTCGGACTACGACCGCGAGATGACCAAGGACGCCATTGCCGAAACGCTGGCGAAGATCCGCCCGTGGGCCGAGACGCATCCGGCGCACGCATGAGGTTGTAGGGTGGACAACGGCGCAGCCTTGTCCACCGGCCCACACCCTCGGCGGTGGGCAATCGCTGCGCGAGTTGCCCACCCTACCGACTCTCAAACCTCCCCCACCAACACCCGCCAAGCCGCCCTATCCGCCTCCCGCAACCGCTTCTCCAGCCGCTCCGCCACGGCCCTGTGCAGTTCGGCCACCTGGGTGCGGTACGTCCGCTCACTGATCGCCAGTTCGGCGATCTGGGCCGCCACAGCCGGCTGCTCGCCGGCATGCACGTAGCGCACTTTGGCCAGCGTGTAGAGCGTCAGCCCACGGCCGCCGAGGCCGCCTTCCTCGCGTGGGGCGCTCAGGGAGCGCAGCACGTCGTCCACCACGCGGCAGACCCGGCTGTGCTGGGCGAACAGCGCCGCTACGCCCAAGCCGCGCTCTCCGCCGCTGCCACGGCCGCCGCCGAGCCACTGGTCGGTGTCGCCCAGCGGCGAGCGCAGCGAAGCTTCCAGGGCCGGCGCAGCGCGTTCCTGGCCCCATTGGCGCAACAGGTCGTCCACTGCCGTCATCATTCCGCCTGCGCGCACCTGGTCCTGCTTTTCGCCGTAAACCGCCATATCCCTGCTCTCCTTCTGGTCGAATTCAACCCTAGTCGGGAAACCCTCGACCCTAGTCACAACCCTAGTCACAAAAAATCCTTTAATTTCAAAGGCTTTATAGACTTTTACTAGGGTGACTAGGGTTGCTAGGGGTTTTCCCTCACGCATGAGAAAAATCATCGGCACGCATTGAGGCGCCGTCAGATACCGATAAAAACGCACCCGCGTACGCGCGCGCCCGCGTGAACCCTAGTCACCCTAGACAGACCCCCGCCAAGCCAGCAACGGCGCGGGTTTGCGCTGGCTAGGGTTGGCGAAAACGACCCTAGACAAACCCTAGCAACCCTAGTCAAGACAGCCATCAGGCCACCTCCGTCGGTTTCTCGGCATCCATCGGCACCGTGAAGCCCTGGCACTTCTCCCACTTCTCCGGCCCCCAGCCGGCCCAGTAGGCGGCGCGGCGGAAGGCCCGGATCTTCGCGCCGACGGCCTCGCTGTTGCCGATGTCCACCGTCTCGTCTTCCGGTACGAAGAGGATCGCCCGTCGTCGCACGCCGTCGTCGCCTTTCCAGCCCACCTGACCCGCCGTCTTGGGCACCTGGGTGGAGAGGAACAGCGACAGCTTGGTCGCGCTCAAGGTGTTCTCGCGGTTGCGCGAGCACCAGGTGAGGAAGAGGTCGTGGATGTCCTCGGTGCGCGCCAGGCCGAAGGGCACGCCCAGCGTCCCGAACTTCCAGGCTACGAAGAAGTTTTCCCAACTGGCCCGGCTCAAGGCCACCAGCCGCTGCCGCGCCTCCGTCTGCGGCGGGCGGGTTCGCCGGTTGAAGTCGCCCAGGTCGTAGCTCAGCAGGTAGCCGTACAGCGCCTCCAGCCCGCCGTTGGCCAGCTCGTACTCGACGGCCTTCTGCCGCTCCTCGGGCAGCGTTTCCTCGGGCCAGATGACCAGCATGCGCCGGTCGTTCTCGCTGATCGGCCACGGCATGATCTCGTTGGACAGGAACACGGCGTTCATGTGGTTGGCCTCTTCCCAGCCGTTGACGAACTTCGATTCCATCCGCACGGTCTTGCCGGTGACCATGTGCTTGATCTTGCCCACCTGGTTGTAACGCTGGTCCCGGCTCACCACTTCCTCGAACACGGCGTAGAGCTTGTTCGACTGCCACACCGTCCAGCTCGATTCCAGTTGCGCCTGACCGACCGTCGCGGCGTAGGCGCCGTAGATCGCGCCCATGATGTCCGCCGACAGCAGGCTCTTGCCCGAGCCTTCCATGGTCGAGTGCATGAGCACGGCCGTGTCCATCTTCGCGCCCAGGTGCTGCAGCGGGTAGGCCAGCCAGCAGGTCAGCCAGTGCGTGGCCTGCGGGTCGCCGTTGCACAGGAAGCCGATCATCCAGCGCAGCGTGCGGCACTTGTCCGGCGCGTCCTCGGGCGTCAGCGGCAGGCCCTCGAAGGTGTTGATGTACACCTCCGGGTCTTTGGTCATGGTCGGGTCGAAGACGATGTGGTCCATGTCCACGGTGCGCCGCTGCGGGCTGTTCAGCCACAGGCCGTAGGCATCGCCCAGGGCCATCTTCACCGCGCCTTCCGGCACGCGCCGGCGCTTGGCCACGTCCCAGGCGTCCTTGGTGCCGTCGATGTAGACGTAACGCTCGACCGGCGACAGCTCCGAGCCGCCATCGCGCGTCGCCTTGCCGGCCAGCTTGGCCTGATCGACCAGCCGCTGCGCCTGATCCTCGGCGATCAGCTTCTTGTCCATCCGCCCGAACCAGGCGGTGGCCACCGGCTTGGTCACCAGCGCCTCGAAGGCCGCCTTCTTGAGGACCGTCTGCTTGTGCATGTCGAAGACCGTCGTCTTGCCTTCGACCAGCGCGAACCTCTGGAAGACCTTCGCGGCAATGGCGGCGTCGCGCCGCTCCTTCGCCTCGGCGCCCTCCCCGGCCCCCTCGGTCGCCGCAGCCTGCTCCGGCGAGTCGGCCGGCTGCACTTCAGATGGGGCGCGGGGAAGAGTCAGCGCCTGCGCGAGCTGCGCGCGCACGGCATCGAGGCCGTGGGCCACGTGCAGGTCGTTCCAGTCCAGCTTCCGTGCTTCATTCATCCTTGTGCTCCCGCAGATGCGGTAAGCACACCGCTGCACCAAGACGTTTTGCCGCTGCCTCAATAATGTCCGGCAACAGGGTCAGTGCCGGACCGAACCTATCGCCCACATACCCTGCTAACTGATCCGACTGCATCACCACTGCCGAGCGCGGTATGACTTGAGCCTGTGTCTGCCCGGTCCAGTCCCAGCTCACAAGCAAGCGCAGGTCACGCAGGAACAGTTCAGGGCGCTCGTTGATCAGATCCCAGGCGGCATTCTTCACGGCGGTATCGGTTAACGCCGCACGCACATCGGTCATTTCCGCGCGGATAGCGTCGGCATCCGGGTGCTCATAGCGCCCGGTCTTGCGGATCGACGGCAGCACCTCGGACGTCACCCACTTCTTGAAGCGCTTGGCCGCCGGCTTGCGGCTCTTGAGGATCGCCGCGTACAGGCCGGACTCGTTGATGATCAGCAGCTCGCGATCCTGCTCTACACCATTGTCAGACCTGGTACTCACAATGTGCGTATCAGCTTCGTCGTCATCCAGGTTGCGGGTCATATCCCCGGCAATGCGGTACTCCAGCGCTTCGGCCACATCGGTGGCCACGAACCACAGCTCGCCGTCACGCTCGACGACGCGAACCGGATGCCGATCGAAAGAAAACGGAATGACGTTAACCATGCTGCACCTCCCCGGCTTCCAGGCTGCGCACGATGGTCATGTGATGGTTATAACGGGCAAGACGGGTGGAAAGGCTGGAATCGGCGTGCAGCGCGGCCAAAGCCATACGGCGATGGGCCAGCGCCCGGAGTTTGGACGGATTGAGGGCGTGCGAGTGCTTCATGCGTGATGCTCCTTTGTCTGAGGAGCTGCCACGATTCGTCGCCAAACGAATATAGGTGGCAGCCGTGCGCAGGTTGGCGAACCGGGGACAAAGGAACCCGGCAGACCCGAAGGTCTCCCACGCACGGCCGCCATAACTCTGAACGGCAGGCACAAAAAAAGCGCCTGCTGTCGAATGATGGGCGCTTGTGCGCCTTTGCCTGATCGGGTCGCCAAACCCGGCCACTGTCGCTTTCACAGTGGACTTGCGGGCAAGGATAGGCCCGAGCACAGCACGGGTCAACGATTCAAAGCGAATGGATTGAGTATCCAACATCACGCCGCCTCCCCCATCGCCCCGGCCGGCAGCGCCGGGAAGGCCGCCAGCGCGTCCAGCGCCGCCGCCGCGGCTTCGGCCTTGGTGCGGCCCGGATTGCCCGGCTGGCTCGGGTCGTCGTCGCCAGCGAATACCAGCGCCGCTTCCGGGTACAGCTCGCGCAGCGCACGGCCGACCGCCAGCAGATTGCCCGCGTCGAACGCCACCGCCACCGGCCAGCCGGTAGCTTCATGTACGCTCGCCGCCGTCGCATAGCCCTCGGCCACCGCCAGCACCGCGGCACCGGCCGGCTCGCCGATCAGGTGGAAGCAACCCTGCTTGCGCCCGTACTTCGGGAACAGCTTGGTGCCCTGCCCGTTGATCGACTGCAACGCCCACAGCCGCCCCGCCGCATCGCGCAGCGGCACCGCCATGTAGCCCTTGCGGAACACCAGCATCGACAGGTGCGCCGGGCGCGGCTTCGGCACCATGCCCAGCCAGCGCTGCGCCTCCTCGCCGACCCAGAGCTGGCAACGCTCCGCCTGATCGTCGATCTCCAGCACCACCAGATGCGAGAAGTGCCCCACGCCGTGGCCGCCCACCCGCTTGCGCTGCAGGTAGTCGCTCGCGCCCTCGGGCCGGCAGTGCTCGGCCCAGATCCGCCCGCACGCCTCGGCCACCGCCTCGCGCATCCGTGCCGAGCGGGCTTCGTCCGCCTCGACCTCGGCCTGCCGCGCCTGACGCCTCGCCTCCAGTTGTTCGGCCAGCCGGCGCCGATCCTCGCGGCTCAGTTCGCGCTTCTCCGGCAACCAGCCGGCGTCTTTGGCCAGCTTGATCACCGTGCCCATGCCGGTGCCCGACTTGCGGAACGACCGCCACACCGTCTGCGCATCGCGCGGGCTGTACCCGGTGCCGGACTGGCTCCAGTCGTCCCAGTCATCGAAGGCAGCCTCGCCGAACTCGACTTTCAGCCCCATGCCGACCTGAATCCACACCTCCCGGCTATCCGCCGGGATGAAGCGCAGCAGCAACGGCAGGTCGGCCAGTTGCAGATCGATCTTGTTGCTCATCCGCGCCGCTCCCTCAGCCCCTGGCAATCCACGCAGGTCACACACCCCGGCAGCGCCGCGCGGCGCGGTTCAGGGATCGGTTCGCCGCAGTCGTCGCACTCCAGAGCGCCGGCGCCGGTGGGGCGCTGGGCGTGGTGGCGGCTCAGGGCGATGGCGAGTTGCTGCTCGATCAGCTCGTCGGCCATATCGCAGTGATCAGCCATGCTGCACCTCCATGTCGCGCTCCATCGCCTCGCGGGCGCCGGCCATGATGCCCAGCACCGCCTCGATCACCTCGTTGCCGTGGCGCTCCAGTTGCAGTACCTCGCGCTCTTCCCAGCGGCTGTCGGCCAGCCCGTCGTGCAGGCTGCCGACGAAACGGCTCTTGCGGGCCAGCAGATCGGCCAGCGCGAGCAGCGCATCCACCGTCGCCGGCACCGGCTTCGGACGGTAGAACACCCCGCCCTTGATACGGGCGATGGTCCGCAGCGTCTCGCTGGCTTCGACCAGTTCGAGCCAGCGCTCGAAATCGCGCACGCTCAACAGGTGGTCGGGGTAGCTGATGGAAAACTTCTTCTGGTAGCTGTTGTAGGAAAAGCCCAGCGTGGCGCATACCGCAACCGGGCCGCCGCGTTCGCGGCGAGTGTCGTGGTCCACGGCCTGTTCCAGGGTCAGAACAGGGCCGAGGCCACGGGTGGGGTCGATTCTCGACATTGGCGTTATCTCCCTGTTCACGCCAGTGCCAGGCCGCACTTGCTTTGCTAGAGTGGCGGCGTGGTCACTTGCATGGTGGTCACAGGCAGGCGGCAGCTCCGTGGTGGAAATACCGCCTGCTCCCCGATGGCGAGGTGCCCGCGTCCGCAGGCGCCCCGCCATTACAGCCAGCAGCTCTGTGGTGGAGAGGCTGGCAACCCAGGGCCTCCGTGCCCTGGTGGGTGCGAACGACTTGCCGTGGTACGTGGTGTGCTCGGCAGGTCGGCTCCATCGCCCGCGCCCTTGTGGTGAGGACGTGGGCAGGCCGGGCGGCTGGTCAGGCTGCCTGGCTTTTACGCCGCGGATACATCGGCTGGCTCCTCGCCGAACACATCCGGGCGCAAGCTGTAGCGACTCACCCCGGTAATCTCCTCGACCTGTAATACCCACTCGGCAGGGCAAACGCCCTTGACCTGGAACCAGTGCCACAGGCGCTGTTGTGAAACCTTCTTGGCGGGCGTGGACAGTTTGCGAGCCAAAGCTGACTGCCCTCCTGCTTTCTTAATGGCCTGCTCGAAGGCCCCCTTCATGTCTTCAGGGATGTTCATGACCCCGTCCTCGGTTGAATCACCCGCCCAATCTACAAACAAAAATGTCAAATATCAACAAGCAATGCTGTTTGATGTTCTACAAGGCAGTTTGTACCGTGGCAGCATGAGCACCCCTACCCAACGCCAGCAAGCTATAGCCACCCTATTCAAGCGCCGCCGCACCGAGCTCAATCTGTCCCAAGAGGAGGTTGCCCGCCGCGTCCGCGAGCTACTGGGCGGAGAAGGCTTCAAGCAACAGTCCTACGCCGCGATCGAAGCCGGCAAAACCAAGCACTCCAAATTTCTGCCCCAGATAGCCCGGGCGCTAGGCCTACCTGCCCAAGCGCTCGACCCCTCTGCCCCGCCGCCAGCACTTACGTCCAGCACAACTATCACCTATAGCGACACGGCTACGGTGCTAGGTGAAACAGGTAGAAAGCTCCCCGTGATCGGCTCCATTGCCGCCGGCGCCTGGTGCGAGGCCATCGCTTTACAGCCCTCCGATATCGAGGACTGGATCGAATCCCCCGGCCCGGTCGGCCCCCGTGCCTTCGTGCTGAAGATCGACGGCATCAGCATGTACAACCCCGGCGGACCGGTCAGCTTCGCCGATGGCGACCATGTGGTGATCGACCCGGATGTCGACCCGCTCCCAGGGGACTTCGTCGCCGCCAGGCTGGCCAACTCCAACCGCGTCACCTTCAAGCGCCTGCGCCAGGACGAAGGCGAGTGGTATCTGGAGGCAATCAACCCCGCCTGGGAGCCGCGCTACATCCGCATGACCGAGGAGTGGCACATCTGCGGCAAGGCCAAGTGGAAGGTGCAGCGTCTCTAAAGTGGCTGTCCGCACGCAGCGAACTGGATGCATCCACACAGGGAGACTTCATGCAGGGCCGCATCACCGCACAGGAAATCATCCGCCAGAGCCAGCAGGGCGTTTCGGTACAGCCCTTTCTGGTCCGCGCCGACGATGGGCAAACCTACTTCGTCAAAGGCCTGGCCCGCGCCGGTGGTCCGGCGCTGATTTCCGAGGCCATCGCCGCCGAGATAGGCAGGCACCTCGGCCTGCCCATTCCGCCCTGGCGAATCATGGATATCCCCCAGGCACTGATCGACTTCAGCGCCGCCAACAACGCCCAGGATCTCGCTGGCGGCCCCGCCTTTGCCTCGTTGCAGGTAGAGAACGCCGCCGAACTGATGTGGTCGAAGGTCAACGACATACCCGTTGAACTCAGAAAAGCAGTGCTACTGTTCGACTGGTGGATTCAGAACGGCGACCGCACCCTCGGCGAGGCCGGCGGCAATGTGAACCTGCTGCTCGACCCAAAGGGCGAATTGGCCGTTATCGACCACAATGCAGCCTTCGATCTGACGCTCACGCATGAGGAGTTCCAGCGGTACCACGTGTTCCGCGACCTGCTCGGGGCCGACCGCGACAATTTGCTCGCTCGTCTGGATTATGAGCCACAGCTTGACGCCGCTCTGAATGACTGGAGTAGGATCGTCACCCTTTTACCGGAAGAATGGATCTACCGGGACGCCGACCAGATCGACGAGACTGAACCGACTCTGCAACAAAGGCTTCACATACTAGAAAGGTACAGGGACGAACGCTTCTGGGGGCAGCTATGAACTACATCTGCAACTACTCCATCCTCAGATTCCTCCCTTACCCGGAAACGGGTGAGTTCGTGAACATTGGCATCGTGTTGCTCGCCAATAATGGTGAGTTTCGCTTCAAGATTGCCACCCGCAGGCAACGGGTCACGCGCTTCTTCGATACACTGGACAGCAAGATTTACATCCGCGCGCGTAACGAGATCGACGAGGAGCTCAGCCGCCTGGTCGGCTTCTTCGCCAGCCATCGCAACGAACTCAACCTGCTCGTGAGCACCTTCAAGCATCTGATCCAACCACGGGAAACCATGATGCGGTTCAGCGAGCCGGGCACCCTCACGACCGCCAATATCGGCGAGGCGCTCGAAACACTGTTCGAGCACTACGTGAACCACAGCTTCGCCAGCAAGGAGTACCAGGAAAAGACCTTGGAGCGACAACTCGGCAGCCTGCTCGCCACCACCGACCTGAAGCAGCGCTACACCGAGCGCCGCCTGGGCGACAGCGAATACGACGTGCGCTTCCCCTTCGTCCTGATGGCCGACGATCAAGCGGCCCAAGCCATCAAGCCGCTGTACCTGGGGCACGACGAGCCCGCCAGGATCTACGACCATGGCGATGCCTGGACAGCCAGGATTACCCGCCTCAAACGGGGACAGCGCCAGGCCAAGGACACCCTCTTCATTACCGAGCCCCCCGGCGAAGACCAGTCCAAACAGGTCAAGGCCTATGAGGAGGTCGTCCGCACTCTGGCCGAGATCGAAGGAGTCCGGGTGGTCAACGCCAAACGCCCCAGCAGAGAGCTGATCGGCGAAATCAGGCGCGGCATCCCACCAACGACGCATTAACTGACAATCCCAAACCCCGCCTCAGCGGGGTTTTTTGTATTCCGACAAAAAATCAACAATTTTAACTGTTGATAAAATTACATATTTACTTGTAATCTTGTCTCAACTCTCCACCACAGAGCCGAGGCAATCATGCACACCATAGCTACCCTGCACGTCCACCCGGCGTGCGCCTCCAACCCGCTCACCGTCGCAGCCATCCAGACAGTAACTGGGTGTCTGGCTGTCATCAGCGGTCGCACTATCCCCCCGCACGCTCGACGTCCGTCGTCAACCTCCATCCACCCGCTCGGAGGGAACGCCGCATGACCCAGCGCATCAACCTCCTTCTGCTGCTGATCGTCGATACCATCACCCAGGTCAGCGCCAAGGGCCGCTGGACGCCGTACTTCGACATCGGCGGCCGCTACGCGAACGTCAGCCTGTACTTCCGCCCGCAAGCATTCGACCGCTCTGCGCCGCCGGGTAACTGGCCAAGCAGCAAGACCTGCTACGCGCACATCGTGTCGGCCACGCCGGCCGATGAAGAGGAGTACATCGAAGAACTGCAAGCCATGCTGGCCTTCGCCCGCCGTCACCTCGAAGACCGTCAGGAGGCCGCATGAGCACGCTGCTGATCGGCCTCACCGGCGCCGCGCACAGCGGCAAAAGCACCGCCGCCCGCGAGCTGGTGGCGCACTACGGCTTCCTCCACTACGCCTTCGCCCAGCCGCTCAAGGCGATGCTCGCTCAGGGCCTGAACCTGAGCGACGCGCAGCTCGAAGGCGCACAGAAGGAGGCGCCGCTGCCCTGGCTGGGCAAGTCGCCCCGCGAGCTATTGCAGACCCTCGGCACCGAATGGGGCCGCCATCTGGTGCACCCGGAGCTGTGGCTGCGCATCGCCCGGCAGAATCTGGACAACCTCGCGGACTGCCACCCGCAGGCGCCCGGCATCGTGATCAGCGATGTGCGCTACGAGGACGAAGCCGAGTTCGTCCGCCAGCGCGGCGGCGTGCTGGTGCACATCCTGCCGCCGGACGCGCCGCCGATACGCACCCACGCAACCGAGACGGGTATCGCCATCGGCGACAACGATCTGGTGATCCACAACGACAGCGATCCGGACGGGTTCCGCCAGCGCGTGCGGGAAACCGTGCAGCGTGTGGCTGCCCGCGCTGGCCGCCGTGCCGCGTAGGAGGTGCCGCGTGACGACCACCGGACAGGCACTTCATCGGGAGGGTCGCAGGGAGGCCAGCACGCTGGAGCTGCTGCGCCGCCGCTACGGCTGCAACTACATCACCGTGGAGCGGTTGCTGCTCGATCATTTGCCGCACATCGGTACCGAGCGGTATCTGCGCGCGGAAATCCGGGCCGGACGCATCGCCCTGCCCCTGTCGCGCCTGCACGACAGCGAGCGCGCCCCGCTAATCGTTTACCTCAGCCATCTGGCCGCATTTCTCGACCGCGCTGAGCAAGGCGCCACAAATGCGGCATGATCCCTACCCACGCCGGCCAACAAGGGCGCGCCGGCACGGATCGACAAGGAGAGCATCAAGCATGGAACTGACCCCCGACCAAATCACCACCCTTATCGGCGTCACCCTCGGCACCAGCTTCACCTGCGCCGCCTGTTACCTCATCGGCAGAGCGGCCGGCATCCGCCTCGGCATACAGCACGGCCACAGCGACGGCTACCACAGAGCCCACGGCCAGTTCAGCGCAGACCTGCACGAAACCACCCAGCGCCTGAACAAGGCCGAGCGCCTCCTCGCCGCCACCCAGACCGAACTGCGCCGCGTGCAGGATCTGCACAGGATCGAACGCCGCAACGCCGCCCAAGCGCTCGGGCAACTCACCACCAGCGCCCTGCAAATGGAGCCGCCAGGGAGGCCAGCCAATGACCTGTAGCCTCTTCCACAGCACCGAAATGCCCAACGAGCGGGCGAAAGTCTTCGGCACCCCGCCCGCCAAGCCGATGCGCTGGGCCGTGGACTACGTCGTCAAAACCCCGGACGGCCGCACCGTCGTCCTGGGCGAGAAAACCATCCAGCGCGCCACCTTCGAGGAACTGCGCGCCGTCATGGACCACACCATCGGCGACGAGGTCGGCAACGTCGCCACCTTCGTCAGCTGGCGAGCCACCGCTCACGGCGGGAAGAAGAGAAGGAAAGGAGGGAAACGGAAGTGTTCCTGACGGAAGAAGAGCTGCGCACCCTCTCGGGCAAGCAGAAAGCCAGCGCCCAGGCGCGCTGGCTGAATAGCGAGAATATCCCGCACATCATCGGCGGCGATGGGAAACCCAAGGTACTCAGGGAGCTGGTCCTTGCGCGCCTGGGGGGTGCCGGCCACACTCCGCACGAACCGAAGCTGCGCCTGGCATCCTGACATGAGACCCCGCAAAACCGACCGTCATCTGCCGGCCAAGGTCTACCAGAAGCACGGCGCTTTCTACTACGTCCACCAGAACAAGTGGGAGCGCCTGGGCGGAACCCTCGAAGAAGCGCTGACGGCCTATGCCAAGAAGGTCCAGGCCACCAGCTCCGGCGCGGGCATGCCCGCGCTGATCGACCGGGTGCTCACGCAGGTTTCCCCGACACTCAAACCCAACACCGTGCTGCAGTACACCGCTGCAGCCGAGCGGCTGAAGGACATTCTGGCCGAGTTCAACCCCGACCAGGTCCTGCCCAGGCACGTCGCGGCCATCAAGAACAGCATGGCCGCCACCCCGAACATGGGAAACCGCGTGCTCAGCTTCCTGCGCGCCGTATTCACTTACGCCGTCGAGTGGCAGATCGTCGACAGCAACCCCTGCATCGGCATCCGCCGTCACGCCGAGAAAAAGCGCGACCGCTACCTGGCCGACGAGGAGTTCCAGGCGATCTGTGCCCAGGCCACCGAGAACATGCGGGTCATCTACCAGATGGCCTACCTCACCGCCCAGCGCATCAACGACGTGCTGTCGATCCGCCTGGCCGACATCACCGAGGACGGCATCGCCTTCAAGCAGCAGAAGACCGACAAGCGGCTGATCGTCAAGATGACTCCCGATCTCGCCGACGTCATCGCCCGTGCGAAAGCCCTGCCCCGCTCGGCCCGAGGCCTGACCCTGTTCACCACCAAGCGCACCTGCAAGCCGGTGATCTACGAGACGGTCAAGCAACAGTGGCGCAAGGCCTGCGAGCGCGCCGGCGTGGAAAACGCCACCCTGCACGACATCCGCGCCAAGTCCCTGACCGACGCCAAGCGCGAGGGCAAGGACGCCACCAAACTGGCCGGCCACGCCGACCCGCGCATGACCGATCGCTACATCCGCCTGCGCGAAATCGACGTCGCCGACGGCCCCACTCTCCCCCGCAAAAAGCCCTCAAAAACCGAGCAGCAGGCAGGGTAGTATTAGACACCCTGCCCCTGTCAAATAGACAAATAACGCTAAGTGATTGAATGGAAAGCCTTTCTGAACACACACCAATGATGCAGCAATACTGGAAACTCAAGCGCGAGCATCCGGACCAGCTGATGTTCTACCGCATGGGCGATTTCTACGAGCTGTTCTACGAGGACGCCAAGAAAGCTGCCAAGCTGCTCGACATCACCCTGACTGCCCGCGGCCAGTCGGCCGGCAAGTCGATTCCCATGGCCGGGATTCCCTTCCACTCGGTCGAGGGCTACCTGGCCAAGCTGGTCAAGCTCGGCGAATCGGTGGCGATCTGCGAGCAGATCGGCGATCCCGCCACCAGCAAGGGGCCGGTGGAGCGCCAGGTGGTGCGCATCATCACCCCCGGCACGATCAGCGACGAGGCACTGCTCGACGAGCGCCGCGACAACCTGCTGACCTCGGTGGTCGGCGACGAGCGGTTGTTCGGCCTGGCGGTGCTGGACATCACCAGTGGACGCTTCAGCGTGCAGGAACTCAGGGGCTGGGAGAATCTGCTGGCCGAACTGGAACGCCTCAATCCCGCCGAACTGCTGTACCCCGACGACTGGCCGGCCGGTCTGCCGCTGGAAAAGCGCCGCGGCGCGCACCGCCGGGCGCCCTGGGACTTCGACCGCGACAGCGCATATAAAAGCCTCTGCCAGCAGTTCGCCACCCAGGATCTGAAAGGCTTCGGCTGCGATGGCCTGACCCTGGCCATCGGCGCTGCCGGCTGCCTGCTGGGCTACGCCCGGGAAACCCAGCGCACCGCCCTGCCGCACCTGCGCAGCCTGCGCCACGAGCGCCTTGACGACACCGTGATCCTCGACGGTGCCAGCCGACGCAACCTGGAACTGGACGTCAATCTGGCCGGCGGACGCGACAACACCCTGCAATCGGTGATCGATCGCTGCCAGACAGCCATGGGCAGCCGCCTGCTCGGCCGCTGGCTGAACCGTCCGCTGCGTGATCGAACCATACTGGAGGCGCGCCAAGACGCCATCGCCTGCCTGCTGGAGAACTATCGCTTCGAAACCCTGCAGCCGCAGCTCAAGGAGATCGGCGACGTCGAGCGGATCCTCGCCCGCATCGGCTTGCGCAACGCCCGTCCGCGCGATCTCGCCCGTCTGCGCGATGCCCTTGCCGCGCTGCCGCAGCTGCAGGCGGCCATGAGCCCGCTGGAGGCACCGCACCTGCAGACCCTGGCCGGCAGCATTCGTACCTACCCGGAACTGGCCGACCTGCTGGCCCGCGCCATCATCGACAACCCGCCAGCGGTGATCCGCGACGGCGGCGTGCTCAAGCAGGGCTACGACGCCGAGCTGGACGAGCTGCTCTCGCTCAGCGAGAACGCCGGCCAGTTCCTCATGGATCTGGAGGCCCGCGAGAAGGCCCGCACCGGCCTGCCCAACCTGAAAGTCGGCTACAACCGCATCCACGGCTACTACATCGAGCTGCCGCGGGTACAGGCCGAACAGGCACCGGCCGACTACATCCGCCGGCAGACCCTGAAGGGCGCAGAGCGCTTCATCACCCCCGAGCTGAAGGCTTTCGAGGACAAGGCCCTGTCGGCCAAGAGCCGCGCCCTGGCACGGGAGAAGGCGCTCTACGAGGAGCTTCTGGAAATCCTCATCGACCAGTTGGCACCGTTGCAGGAAACCGCGGCCGCTCTGGCCGAGCTGGACGTACTGGCCGACCTCGCCGAACGGGCACTGAACCTCGACCTGAACCGTCCGCGCTTCGTCGAGGAGCCCTGCCTGCGCATCGGCCAGGGCCGCCATCCGGTGGTCGAGCAGGTGCTCGACACGCCCTTCGTCGCCAACGACCTGGAGCTCGACGACGCCACCCGGATGCTGATCATCACCGGGCCGAACATGGGCGGCAAATCCACCTATATGCGCCAGACGGCGCTGATCGTGCTGCTCGCGCACATCGGCAGTTTCGTTCCGGCGGCCAGCTGCGAACTGTCTCTGGTGGACCGTATCTTCACCCGCATTGGCTCCAGCGACGACCTGGCCGGCGGCCGCTCTACCTTCATGGTGGAGATGAGCGAGACCGCCAACATCCTGCACAACGCCACCCAACGCAGCCTGGTGCTGATGGACGAGGTCGGCCGCGGCACCAGCACCTTCGACGGCCTGTCGCTGGCCTGGGCAACGGCCGAGCAGCTGGCGCAGCAGCGCGCCTTCACCCTGTTCGCCACCCACTATTTCGAGCTGACCGTGCTGCCGGAAAGCCAGTCGGCGGCGGCCAACGTGCACCTCGACGCCGTCGAGCACAACGAACGCATCGTCTTCCTTCACCACGTCCTGCCGGGACCGGCCAGCCAGAGCTACGGCCTGGCGGTGGCGCAGCTCGCCGGGGTGCCGAATGCCGTCATCCAACGCGCCCGCGAGCATCTGGCGCGATTGGAAGCCACCAGCCTCCCCCACGAGGCACCACACCGCGAGACGGGCAAACCCCTGCCACCCATCCAGAACGACCTGTTCGCCAGCCTGGCGCATCCGGTCCTGGAGGAGCTGGGCCGGACAAATCCGGATGAGCTGAGTCCACGGCAGGCACTTGAGCTGATATATACATTGAAGTCGCGCATCTGA